TGTCTCCTCGTTCTCGGTTTCCTCTGGTTGAGGTTGCTCGGGTTCTTTCTTAAATGATTCGGCAATCTCAGCACAGATGTCTAAGACTTCATCGAATGTCTCAGCCGCAAGGCACTTTTGATAGATGAGTTCTTCGTCTTCCGTGAGAGGAATGTCGGAAATTTTGCCAATCTTACCTCGAAGGTTGAGACGGTCGGCAAATTTGAGAGTGTCGAGGTCTTTATCAGCTACACCGAAAAAATCAGCTTCGACCAATTCAGTGTATGCCTCAGTAAAGAGTCGGGGCAAGCCAGGATAAGTATTCTGTATGATGCGCTCGATTCGAATGTCTTCAACAATATTACAGATATCAAATGGAACACCAGGGCAACGTTCTTTGAACTTCTCAATAGCATCGGCTGGAGTATAAAGGGCGTGACCAACCTCATGACCAATCAGCATATCCATCACAGATTGACCTCGATCCTTCCAGTTCGGAAGAGCAAGGGTACGAGATTTAACATCAAAGTAAGCGGTGGACTTTGCGGTCGATGTCACATTGATGTTCTCTTTTGCCAGTAGGCGGGCGAGGGTGGATTTGTTTTCGGTAATTTTCATTCTCAATCTTATATGTCTATTATAACCTATTTTATTGATTTTGTAAAGGTTTTTATCTTATTGATAATCAAGGGTTTATGAAAGGGTGATTAATCGATTTGGTAAAATTCATAACCCGTTGATTAGAAATCATTTAAGGTGGGCTTCAATTCTGCAATCAGCTCACGTTCTCTCTGGTAAGCATTCTTGCGACCACGGACAACTTCCAAAACCTCATAGTAGATTGTTTCCTCGGTCTCACGGAGGAACTTGCACATTGTCCAGTCGTGGTCTTCTTTTAAAGCACGAGAGATATGTTTCTGAACTCGAATCTTAACAGACTTCCAGAAGGCTCGACCTTGAGCTACAGTCAAACCGACATACGTTTCATTACCCCCGCTCACACGGTAGAGTATGTAATTTCGGTCATTTCTCTTTTTTCTTAAAGCCATAATCAATCTTATGTATACATTATATCCTATTTTGAGGAATTTGTACACAAAAATAAGTCCTTGAGTATGAAGGACTTACGAAATTAAGGAATAATTAAATTAAAAATTCATAACCCCTTGAGTATCAATGACTTATGACATTTCTCTAAATCCTTGAATATCAATGACTTATGAGATTTTGGCCTAATTTCTTGAGTATCAACGGTTTATGAATCTTATCTAATTCTCTGCTCATGGTTAGTCTGCAATTTAATTTTGTTATATAACTTCTTGAGTATCAATGACTTAGAAATGAATTTGTGTGTATATCGATTTCATAAATCATTGACTATGAACAGGATGCACTAGAGAAGTTATTGTGCTTCTTAAACTCAATCTTAGCTGGGAATTTTCCATCTAATAAATCCTGCTTATGTGAGATAATGAAAACATTGGAGTCATCTCTCAACGTATACAGAATCTTGATCAGATTATCGACACCATCAGCATCAAGTGATGAGTCGAATGTCTCGTCAAGAATCAGAAGATTTGTGTTAGCTGAGTTTTTCATCTTAGCGATATATCGCCATGAGAAAAGTAAGGCCAGATCGATTCTTTGTTTCTCACCCTCTGAAAAAGAAGAGTAAGAGAAATCATCTCTGTGCCGTGATTTAATAGTTTCATTAAAAGATTCATCGAGATTGAAGGATACAAAGAAGTCTAGAATCTGCAGATACTGATTTATCAGTTTATTCATTACTGGCAGATATTCACGAATGATCTTTGTTTTAATTCCAGTATCTTTCAGTAACTCAAATATCGCTTCTATATATGCTCGAACATGAGTCTGAGATTGCTTAGTCTTTTCAAGTTTTTTAATATGTTCTTCACTGTCATTCAACTCCTTTTCTGCCTGAGTAGTATCAATTGATTTGACTAATGAACTAGATTCAAGAGCTTTAACCTGTTCATTACAGTGATGGATTGTACCCTCATTCATTCGAATATCAGTTTTAATCTTATTCAATTCTTCCTGCTCTTGTTTTAGAATGTCAAGTTTATCCTGTAAGGATTGCATATCATCATCAATCTCTTTAAGAGCATTATTGATAGTTGTGGCATTCTTCTCAATCTCATTTCTCTTAGTGGCCTTCAATTCAACATCGAGTAATTGATCACAAGTTGGGCAACAATCATTTTTCTCGTAAAACTTAGCTTGTTTTACAAGAGATTTAATATCGTGATTATGTGTTGTCTTCTTAGAATTTAAAGTATTCTGATTTGAAACAATATTATTAATAGACTCAGATAATAATGGCCAAGTATCATCAAATTGTTTTTGAAGTTGTTTATTGCGCTGTTCCATTAGATCAGCTTCATCTTTTAAGTCTTGTATTTTCTTCTCATTCTTAACAGATTGCTTCAGATCAATCTCCTTCAATTCTCTGATATGTTTCTGTTGAAGTCTAATCTTCTCTTGAGTAATATTGATATCGTTATTCGTAATATTAAGATCATTCTTTAATTTTGAATATCTGTCTTTTGTGAGAACATTCATCTTAGTAAAGATTCCAATATCCAAAAGGTCTTCAATAACATTACGTCTTTGTGCCGCTGGCAACTGCATGAATGGTATAAAACTACTAGAACCAAGGACAACAACCTGATGAAAAGATTTGTGATTCAGTTTAAGAATGTTATTCTCAAGAACCTTCTGATAATCACGAGTATGAGATTCTTGATTTAAGAGTTTATCATTTTTATAAATCTGAAAGTTACCTGGCTTTATAGCTCGAACTACTCTATATCTATTACCACTCACACTGAATGTAACCTCGACTTCACAATTCTTTCCATTAATACTATTCACCAACTGAGGCTTATTAATATTACGATGAGGCTTTCCAAACAACGCAAATGATAGTGCATCCAACATTGTAGACTTCCCGGCACCATTCGATCCAACCACAAGTGTTGCGGAATCTTTATTAAGTTGAATTGTTGTTGGGGTATTTCCAGTTGATAGGAAGTTCTTATATTTAAGAGTTTCGAATGTTATCATTATATATCTGTTATATTTTGCGCTTCAATATAGAGTTCATGCATTAATTTCTTAAGTACCTCTTTATTCAAATCTGTTTCGGTTGAATCAATGTAGCTATTTAATAGTGTTGGTGTGTCTGCTGTATTGATACCATCATCATCCACATTATCACCCAGGTATTCTTCGAATGATTCTGCAACCTTAATTTCAAACGGCTCAGTACGTTGTAGTTTATCAAACCATTTATCAAACTCATATAGATTCTTTTTATTAAGAACAACGACCTTAACATATGTATCTTTGAATTTATCCAAAATATCAGGCTTCTTATCTTCATCATATACAAGTTTATGAAACATAGTATCTGGATTTTCGATACCTGTCAATTCTCTTGTCTCTGTATCAAGAACGTGGAAATACTTTTGCTCATTCGCATCAGCATACGTCAATTGAAACTGAGTTCCAAGATAATGAATATTGTTTCTGCTACTCTTTGTATGATAATGACCTGACAATACCATATCAAATTTATCAAATGGTTTTGTATCCATTCCATGTGTTGCCTTGACACCGCGCATCATTTCAAAACCATCTAATTCAAGATGTCCACCCAAAACACTTGCTTTAGTATCTTGAATAGCTTTGAGAGATTCAGCTTGATTTTCAGCACACATCCAAGGTAATAATAACATATCTAGACTATCATATGATACCATCGTCGGCTTAGTGATCACATTAACGTTATCATATTGACTAAGGATTTCTTCAAGAGAATTTAGTTCATTTGTATTCTTATAATAAACATCATGATTGCCAATAATGATATCCATCGTGATATCATATTCCTCAAGCTTCGAAATAAATGTTTTATAATTATGATTGAGAACCTTGAAGTTTATATACTTACGATGCTCGAAATAATCACCTAGGTGCACGATCTTAGTGATATTAGTTTCCTTTAAAAAAGGAAAGAATGTATTCTTATAGAACCTTTCTGAATAGTTCAGAAAGAGGTCGGAACCGTTACGTACTCCTGCGTGAGTATCGTTCAATATAGCGATCTTCATATACTATACTATATAGAAATTCTCAAATGAGTCAATGATTTTCTTCTTAGCTCTTTCTTTACGCTTTAATTCTTTTCCGAATTCTTTAATCTTATCATCTTTTTCTTTAAACATTTGACTCTTATATCTTACTTGTTCTATGATTGAATCGAAATCCATATCGTTTCCAAGATCAGCAAATGCTTCAGCACCAGCATAATCAATATATCTCTCTTTAATATCTTGCTGTTTCTTTTCCTTTGCAATTCTACGAAGGAATGCATAATAAGATATCTGTGTGAAATATGCAAAGGCATTAGGTAAGCCTGTTCGTGTTGCTTTCTCAACATCATAATTCATAATAGCCTTAATACAGTTCTCTACCGCATCCATTACCATCTCTTCACGATACGTATATGAGAAGAAGTTTGGCTTGTGTGATAATCCTTCAGCTATCTTTAGGAAGCATGAACCGATGTATTCTGTCACTATAGGTTCATCTTTATCTTCACCCCTTGCTTCATTAACTAAATTAACATAATCGACTACAGCTTGGGAAAATTCTTTGTTATTAACATAATGATGTTTTGCTCTTTTCATAATATAGTATAATATATATTGTATTTAAAATGTCAATATCTTATTTACAGGTTGACAATAGATTGACAATATTGTATAATTGATTTGTGCCAAAAAGAAAAGAGCCTAATTATTTTCAGGTTTCCACTCCCATCTTCTATTGTGTTCATTAAAATCCTGTTTGTCAATTGTATCATCAGTGAATAGTTTTTCCATCAACTGTTCTTCCAAATTCTCTTTTATATTTTGTATAAGCATGAATTTGGCGTAATATGCTTTTAAATTAATTGGGGCTTCCGAACGACTCACTATATTGTCAACATTAAGTTCGGTTAAATCATGTATAGAAATTATGTTCCAAGGGGTTATCGCATAACCATGTTTGGTGAAAATAATCTGTGCTGGCATGGTGACATATACCACATTAGAACCATATTCTTCTTCATCATCAAATTCGATATTTATTTCTTCGGCTACAATATAACTACCATCTGTAAGACGATATGTGTAAATATTAGCTTCTAGGATTTGATCTAACATTTCGGGTGATATTTGTTCGGGCAATTCTTTCATAATATATTCAATTGTATTTATATGAGTGGAACACTGTGTGTTTGGTAATTGAATCCCTCTTTATTGTATATCGAAACTCTTTGTATCGCATGATTTAGAGTATAGTTTCTTCTTTTTTTCCATGAGAGATCATCGGATATATCATATACTATAGTGCCTTGACCATTCTCACTCTTTCTTAAACCACGGCCAATAGATTGAAGAACTCTAATCTGTGACTTTGTTGGTGATGCAAAAATGATATTATGTAGATTCTTAATATTAATTCCTGTGCTGAAAGTACCCACACTTGCTACAATGATAGCGCCATTTTCTTTTTCTGTAAGAGAACGAATCTTTTCTCTTTCCTCTGCATTAACAGAACCAGATACAAAGAATACTTTTCTATCCTTTGTTCTTTCTCTTAATTGTTTATAAAGTGGTTCTCCATGTTTATTCACTAGATTATAAAGAACAAGTGTATTACCCTTTGCACCCATGGCTAGATTACAGATGAATCGATTTCGTTTCTCGTGTGATACAATGAAATCTATTTCATCTTGATATTTTTGTTTACCGAAAGATTTTCGAACTTCATCACTATATTTAAGAACTAGATTCTCAATTTTGAGTTCAGCAAGTGTATCAGAATCGATTAATGACTG